AAGAACTCGTGTAGTCGCACATCTTAATGAGTGGAAGGCAATGGCCTCTGCTAATGATGCTATTCGTGCTCGTGCTAAGGATGCACTCGTTGGTGCAGATGCTCATTATACAAAACTAATTCAGCAGGCATATGAAGTTATTGATGATGCTAGCACTACTGCTAATTTAAGTGCCAAGACTGCAGCAATTAAACTTGTTATGGATATTGAGGCACGTCGTATTGATATGCTACAAAAAGCAGGTTTGTTAGAGAATAAAGAACTTGCAGAAGAGATGGTTGAAATTGAACGTAGACAAGAAGTTCTTGTTGGCATTCTTCGTGATATTGCATCAGAGCATCCAGAAGTGCGTGACTTAATTATGCAAAGGCTATCTGCTATTGCTAAAGAGGGAGAGGTTATAACAGTTGTCCACAATGTTCAATGATTTTCTTGAGGTACTTAAAGATAATCATTTTGAAGAGACACCAGTAGATGTAAAAACATTTGTTGAGTCTCCAGAATATCTTGCACAGCCACCGCTGTCAAAAATTCAATATGACATTGTTGAAGCAATGAGTCAAATTTATAGGAAGGAAGATTTGCAGGACTTAATGGGTACTGCAGAAGGAGGATCGCATTATGACAAATATACCAAAAACGAAATCATTCTTCAGCTCGGTAAAGGTAGTGGTAAAGACTTTGTTTCTACTGTGGCTTGTGCTTACGTTGTTTATAAGTTACTTTGTCTTAAAGACCCTGCCAGATATTTCGGAAAGCCAAGTGGAGATGCAATAGATATTATTAACGTTGCTATTAACGCAGAACAAGCTAAAAATGTTTTCTTTAAAGGTTTTAAAAATAAAATTGAAAAGTCACCTTGGTTTGCTGGTAAATATGAAGCAAAAGTAAATTCAATTGATTTTAATAAATCTATAACTGTTTATTCTGGACACTCTGAACGTGAATCTCATGAGGGTCTTAACTTATTTATGGCGGTGCTTGATGAAATATCAGGCTTTGCTACTGAGGTAGGAACAGGAAATGAGCAGGGTAAAACAGCAGATAATATATATAAAGCTTTTAGAGGTACAGTAGATTCTCGTTTTCCAGATCTTGGTAAAGTAGTTCTTCTTTCATTTCCTCGTTATAACGGTGATTTTATTTCAAAACGGTACGAAGATGTAATTATGGAAAAAGAAACAATAGAAAGACGACATAAATTTATTATTAATGAAGAATTACCAGAAGGACCAGATAATGAATTTGAAATAGTATGGGAAGAAGATCATATTCAATCTTATAAATACCCACGAATGTTTGCATTAAAAAGACCTACATGGGAAGTAAATCCTACTAGAAAGATTGATGATTTTAAGATTGCATTTTTAACAGATTTAGGAGATGCAATGATGAGATTTTTATGTACCCCTACATATTCATCTGATGCATTCTTCAAACAAAAAGATAAATTAGAAAAATGTATGACACTCAGAAATCCTGTGGATAATTATAGAAGATTTGATTTGACTTTTAAACCAGACCCTGATAAAATTTATTATGTTCATGCCGATCTTGCACAAAAACACGATAAATGTGCTGTAGCAATTGCACATGTTGAGCGATGGGTAAATGTTCAGGTAATTAAAGACTATGAACAGGTTGCTCCCATTGTTATCGTTGATGCTGTTGCATGGTGGGAACCGAAGGTAGAAGGTCCAGTTGACTTATCTGAGGTTAAAAAATGGATAATGAATCTTCGTAGAGAAGGTTTTAATATAGGTATGGTTACATTTGATCGTTGGCAGTCCTTTGATATTCAACAGGAACTAAAGGCGGTAGGAATGAGAACTGATACAGTTTCTGTTGCTAAGAAACACTATGAAGACCTTGCTATGATGATATATGAAGAAAGAATTGCTATGCCATATATTCCTTTACTTCTTGATGAAATGAGTGAGCTTAAGATTATGAAAAATAATCGTATAGATCACCCAAGAAAGAAATCTAAGGACTTGGCAGATGCCGTTTGTGGGGCGGTATTTGGGGCAATTTCTCATACAAGTAGGGATTCTAATCTTGAAATTGAAGTTCATACTTGGAGTTCTGCTAGCCGACTTGCAGAAAAGCAAAGGGCTATGGTAGAATTAGATACTAAGGAAATTCCCGACGATGTTGAGGATTACCTTAATCAATACAAACTAATATAAAATACAATGAATTATACGAGGAGAAAAATGAATTCATTTAAGAAGATCGCTCTTGGTCTGGTTGCAGCCATGACTTTGGGCACAATTGTTGCAACACCTGCAAGTGCCAACACAGTATCTCTAGCAGTAACAACTGCTAACTCTGGTTCTGGTACTGCTGCAGCGCCTTATGTAATTAAGGTTCCGTTTGATAATGTTGTTTCTGATACTTCAACTGTTGGTTCCGAAGAGGCACTAACTGTTGTTGCTACAGTAGTTGCTGGAACACCAGTAACATTTACTACAACTGGAAATGCTAAAATTGTAAGCGCTCTTGGTGCTACAGTAACATCAGCATCTGGAGTTACAAGTCTTACAGTAACGCCAGCAAGCACAACTGCTACAGTTTATGTATTTACAACTAGCACATCTGCATCTGCTCTTACTGCATCCGTAACTGGAGCAGCAACAACCGTATATCTTAAGGGAGCCGTAGGTCCTGCCTACAATCTTAAGATGACAGTTCCTGCCAATGGTGGAATTGCATCAAAGGTAACTGCTACTTTTGAAGTATCAGATATTTTTGGAAATCCAAAGAGTGGTGAAACAATTACTGTTACGGCACTTGGTGGAGTAACTGCTGGTTCAGTTACCGCCGATGCTCTTGTAACAGGTAAGTATTCTGCCGATCTAACACTTCCTGCAACTGCTGGAACTGTTGCTGTTGGTGCTTCTATTACAGCGCCTACTGCAGTTCCAACCCTTGCAACTGCAGTTACATCACAGACTGCTATCGTAACTGTTTCAGATCTTGCTGGCGCACTTGCTGCTGCTAACGCTGCACTTGCTGCAGAAAAGGCTGCTGCTACTGCTGCTGCTGCAACCGCTAAGGCTGCTGCCGATGCTGCACTTGCTGCAGAAAAAGCTGCTGGCGCTAAGGCACTTGCTGATGCAAAGGCTGCTTCAGATGCAGAAATTCTTGCTCTAAAGGCAGAAGTTGTAACTCTAAAGGCTAATGCTGTAACTGCTAAGGTTGCTGCAGATAAGGCTCTTTCAGATGCACAGGCTGCTGCTAAGGCAGAACTAGATGCAGTCAAGGCAGAAAATGCTAAAGCAATTGCTGACATGAAGGCTGCTTTCAATTCACTTGCAAAGAAGTGGAATGCAAAGAATCCAAAAGCAAAGGTCACACTTGTTAAGTAATTAACAAATTAAAGATTAGGGCGCAGAGCAATCTGCGCCTTTTTCTTTTTTAATGATATAATATGATTATCTATATAATTAAATAGGAGCATAAAATAAATAAATTCCTACGCATAATTGCAGTGGTGGGAATTGTATTTTCAGCAATGTTTGGATTTCCAAACAATGCATATGCTACTTGTGTAAACTATGTCCAATCACAAGCAATTGCAGCAGCATACGAAGGTGATGCAACTCCAACAGTACATACAATGGATACATGCGGTGGAGATGACACTTCTTATCAAATACCAATAGCAACAACAATTACATTTGATGGTGTTCAATATTCTAATGTTTATGCAACTACTAATTCAGTAATTACATTTGGTAATCCAGATAATACATATTGGACTTATCCAAATACCCCATCTATTTCTTTATACTCTATGGACTGGGTTTCAGGTTGGTATAACGCACCAGATACATTGAATATATCTTATTCTGAAGGTGGATTTCAATTAGATCTTGAAGTTATTCCTTTTGGACAATGGAATGCTCCAACTCCAAGTAATATTAATATTATTGTTGCAATTACAAATACTGGCGGAATATCTGTAGCATATAGTTATCAAGGACCAGAATATCCTAACCTTAGAACTGGTGTTAGATTACATAGTGGAGAAATTGTTTCTCTTGAGGCATGGGGTGCTACACAAATACAGGCTGGAGAGCCAACTCCAACATTAGCACCAGAACCAGTACCAGACCCAACGGCATCTCCAACAGAAGAACCTGTTACACCAGAAGAGCAACAGGCAGCAGTAGTAGAAGCAGTAACTTTAGCAAATGACATTGCTAATCTTAATTACCTTATCGCAAATATCAATGGTGACAATGTTGAAGAACCTACACCAGAACCAACACCAGAGCCTACAAATGAACCAACAGAAGAGCCAGAATTACCAGAACCAGATGTAGAAGTTGAGCCAGAAATAGTTACACCAGAGGATCCAAGATTCCCTGATGAAGAAGAACAAACTGAACCAGACACTCCCAGTCCTTCTCCAAGTTCCGATACCACAGATGAGGAGACCGAAGATCCAAGCCCTGAGCCTGAGCCTTCTGAAGAACCAACACCAGAGCCTTCACCTCAGACAACGGATACAGATCCAGAGCCAACTCCTGAACCAGAGCCAACTGACGATCAAGAACCTGTAAGTCCAGCACCAGATAATGATAACACGGATAGCAATCCTATTTCTGACGAGGAACTTAAAAAATTAAACAAACTAATTGCTATAAATGATTCTAAATTAATGTCAGCAGTATCAAACTTTATAACTGAATTAAATCCAGAGGCTAAAAAAGAATTTGCAAAAGGTCTTGGAATTAAAACAGACGAAGTTATGCTTATTGCAGAAGCAGCAAAAAACAATCCAGCAGTATCTACCGCTATCGTAACATTTGCTGAAAAGGCTCAAGAGAATGCAGATGCCCCTATGCCATATACAATCGCAGATGCAATTGTTGAGGCTCAGGCAGAGCAGATGCTCGCAGATCCTATAGGGGCGGTTGCAGCGGTATTTACAAACATAGACCTAGATAAACTTATGAGTCCATCTGAATGGGGTAGTGATATGACAGATGACCAAAGAGAAAAGGCACAAGAGGTTATTATTCCAGTGATTCTGGTTTCTAACATAGTTAATTCTGTTATGTCATTAAGGAGGATATAATACGAGTATGGAAAAGATTAAAAATATGTTATCAAAGATGCCCAAGGTAAAGGTTAAGGTGCCTAAAGTAAAGGTTAATGTACCTAAGCCTAACCTTAAACCATGGCTTGAGAAATTAAAGCCATATATGTCAAAGGTATGGGAAGTCCTAAAGAAGACCCCACAATGGGGCCTAAAGGCTCTAAAAGGCCTTCTAGTATGGTTTGGCAAGGCAGTCAAGGAAAGCATTGCCCAATTATGGACATTACTAGGATTTTTTATTGCATGGCTTACTCTTACAGGTACCGCCCAACAGATCGTAGGTATTGCAACAATATTATCTACTATTATATGGCTTGCCACAATATCCCTTCGTGAGGAAAAAGAAGAATAAACTTGGTATAATGGTGGGTATGCTAAGGATAATCGGTCTTGCCCTATTTGCCGTTCTTTTAACAGGATGTGGATATGATGGTCACTATCGCTATCCTTGCCAGGATCCAGCAAACTGGGAAAATGCAGAATGCAAGCCACCTATTTGTACAGTAAATGGGGCATGTCCAGAAGATTTAGTAGGATCAGATATAACTAATGGAACTGAGAGCACAGTGGAGGAAGTACCAAATGAGCAAGAATAGATATACATCTGCAGAATTAGATGCAAGATTAAAATTTGCATTAGGAATTATGTTAGGAGTTATTCTCCTTTCAACAACATTGGGTATTTTATATGCCCTGATTTTTGTAACACAACCAGTAAATGCACAATCTGAAAATGATAAGATGTTCTTTAATGTACTTGGTAGTGTTGCTACATTTATTACTGGTACCCTCGCAGGTTTGCTAATTGGTAAAAGTGGTGCACAAGAAATGAAAGATGCAATGGAAAACAATGCTTCAGTTGCAGAGGAAGTAGCGACAGGAACAGAAGCGGTAGCAGAAGAAGTTCCTGCTGGTAAAGATAATTCACAAATGCCAGAAGAGCAAGAGATTGATGAAGAATGGGATAAGGATTAATCATGGCAGAAATGGGAACAGCAGAAAAGTTAATTGAAATAGCCAAGGAAGAAATTGGTTACATTGAAGGACCAAAAGATAATGAAACAAAGTATGGTGCTTTTACAAAAGCTAATTTTCAACCATGGTGTGGATCATTTGTAATGTGGTGTGCTGATAAGGCTGGCGTAAAAGTTCCAAACACTGTTTACACTCCAGGTGGAGCAGCAGCATTTAAAAAATCTGGCAAGTGGCTAGATGCTCAGATTGCTGATCCAGATCCAGGTGACATTGCATACTTTGATTTTCCTGGAGACGGTGTTGATAGAATTTCACACGTAGGAATCGTTATTAAAGATAACGAGGATGGAACCGTTTGGTGCATTGAGGGTAATACATCAGGAGACCCAAAGAAATCTCAGCGTAATGGCGGGGAAGTCGTAAAGAAACTTCGTGCCTATAAGAAGAATAAAAAGGGTGTACAGATATCCATAGTAGGATTTGGTCGTCCTAAGTTTAAAGGGGCTGCTAAGGCCGAATCTGCCCCATCTGAGGCGGTATCTGAGGCAAAGACCTGCCCTACTTGTGGTCAAAATATCAAATAAAACCTATTTGACGTATTAAAATATTCCTGGTATACTAAATAAACAGGAAAATCTAGGGGTAGGCATGACTTGTATAGCAGCAATAATTAAAGATAATAAATGCTACATGGCTGGAGAAAGAGCTATTGTAGATGAATCACAACAAATGAAATCAGATATTCCAAAGATCTGGAAGTCTGGAGATTATCTATTTGGATATTGTGGAACTCTTGAAGGACAAATAATTCAAAATAATTTTATACCGCCGAAACCCGAAGGCAATATAGATAAATTTATGCGTGGTAAATTTCTTGAAGAACTTAAAAAGTTTTATGATAAATGGGGTATGCCAGCAGAAAAAGACTCAGAATTAACTTTATTGATATGTATTAAAGGCAGAATGTATGAGCATGAATCTGCCAATTTAACAATGATTTCCTATGACACAAATTTTGCTGCCATAGGTTCAGGTTCAGCCTATGCAATGGGTTCTTTGCATGCTACCCAAAACTATAAAGATCCAAAGCGTAGGCTGACTCAAGCTTTAGATGCTGCTATTTTATATAGTCCACATTGTCTATATCCTATTGACTTTTTAAGTAAATAAAGGTAGAATATAGATATGAAAGATGCAAACGATTTTCCTATTTGGTTACAAACTGGTATTGATAATGGTTGGATTTCTGAACCATTCTGTACAACACATGATGGTGATCCTTATATGAGTGAAGAAGAGTCTAAAGAGTGGGAAGATGGTGGCGATCCATGTTGCCATGTTGTTAAATTTACATTATAATAGAAAGATATAAGATAAAAAATGAATAAAGACATAGAATATGATAGTTTTTTTATGAATTCATATCCTAGAACTGGTAGTACATTTTTAAAATTTGGCATTACCATGTTTTTAAATTTTAGAATTTATGAGCAAATACATAGTGCTTTCTTAGCTGGTAAAAAAATAGAAAATACTATGCAGATTATTACAATAAGAGAACCAATTAATTCTATAACTTCTAATATATATAGGGCATATGGAGAGTATATTTATAAAACAGCTC